ACTGCTGCAGTAAGTGGAAATGTTTACGGTATTAGTACTACTTGTCGCACAACTGTATCTAAGAATAGAATATTCAACGTATACAACTCTGGCAATCAGGTATCTGGTATCTACCTAGGTGTAAGCGGTAGAAATACAACTATCACAGACAACACGATTGACACACTGGTAACTACTGCTGCTGTTGTTCGTGGTATTGACAGTACCCAGAACCAAACTGGTCTAACTATTACCGGTAATACAATCTATGGACTACAGTCTACAACTACAGGTATTATTGGAATCTACTTGGCTGGTACCAGCTATGATGTTGATTGTTCTCTAAACAACCTTGAGAGCTTCACTTGCACGTCTACAACGTTTGGAATTCGATTTGCAACGCTATACAACAGCAAGATTTCTAACAACACATTTAGAAATATCGACGGCACTACTACATGCAATGTTCTTGCTATTTATAGCTTTGGTGGAGCAGCCGATACTCTAGAAATTTCTAATAACAAGTGGTACAGTGCTGTCCTAACAACAACAGGAACTGGTTGCTACTTCATTTATGTTGATGCTAACGCAGGTACAACAGGTACGTACACTAATCTAAACGTTATTGGAAATCAGTTCAGCTCCGCAGAAACCGCAGGTGCTGTAAAGTATCCTGCTATTATGAAGTTCCGTAGGTGTTCTAATACTAGAGTAGAAAAAAACATTCTAAGCTACGCAGGTGGTATCACTAGGGGTGTTTACATAGACGGAAGTAATGGTACTACAGTGTCTGATAATACTTTCGTAAACAGCACTGGGTCTGACATGTCTGCTGCTGTATACTTCGATGCAGAAACTGCTTCTGGTACTACACTTCTAGGACCAACAACTATCAATAGAAACAACATAACATTCTTGTGTGGTTTGGCTTCTACTGTAGCTGCAGTTAGTGTTGTTGCTGTAAACATGAATTTGGTTAACCTAACTATTTCAAATAATCAGATAGTTCAATCTGGAACTACCTCGACTGTATATACTGGTATTTCTGTAAGTGTTACGGGTACAGGTCTTGTGCGTGGTATAAACATTTGCAACAACTCTATCATGGACCTCACATCTGGTGGCGTATTAGGTGCTATGACTGCCTACGGTATCAACGTTGCTGGAGGATCTGCTGGTAAGATTAGAAATCTTAAGTTCAACGACAACAACATAAGTCTTGTAACCACTGGTGCTATTGATCGTGGTATTCAGATTAGTGCTGGTGCTTATGGTGAAATCTGTAACAACACTGTAGAAGTATATGACGGTGGAACAAACTATGAGATTGCAGCCTACACTACAGAAAACATATTGTACCAAGACAATAACCTAGGTACTAATGCTCTTGGTACATACATTATTTTGGATCTTGGAAGAGTAAACGGCACTGCAGGAACAGATTTGGTACAGAACAACAAACTATAAGGAGTAATATATGGTATTTTTAGATGCAGTAGCAGCGAGTGTTCCATCGGACAACCCAGTAGCGTTATTCAATGCGCTGCTTGAGGCTTTCAAGGGTGGTCATTGGAGTATCTTCGCTTCGATTCTTATCATGGGTATTGTTTATGCTGTAGAAAAGGTGCCTTTTGTGTCCGGAATGCTAAAGGGTCGTCGTAAGGTTTGGGTTGCCGCAATTGCTGGTGTGCTCATGGCTGTAGCTACAACTGCTTTCACAACAGGTGACTGGGTTCGTGCTTCGTTCGACGGTCTTGCGGCAGGCTTGACTGCAACTGGTCTTTTTGAGCTTGTTCGTCGCAAGGCTTCGGGTGAGCCCATCGACGCAAACAATGATGGCGTACTAGACACGCTTCCTCCCGGTAAGTGATTGGTCTAGAGGGGACTTTTCTTTTACTTAGAGTATACAAATGGGCGTAATTAAAAGCTGGAATACAGTATATCCTGTAGCTATCGATGATCTAGTAACTAACTTTCCAGTACTAGTAGATGCTACAGATGAAGTAATTGCTAGTCATTCCAATGAATTAGCAAAAGCTGTAGTTGCTCTAGAGACAGAACAGCAGGCTATCGTCGCTACTGTTTCAGGGCTTGGTAATGTCCAAGCATTGTATAACTCTGTATCACAAACAACTACATTACGATCAATAAACTTCACTGGATCCGGAGTAGCCGTAACCACTGTAGGAAATGACGTTACAGTCACTGTAAGTACTTCTACTACAGACCGCTATTCTGACACAATCATTGTAGGTAACTCCGCAGCTGGAGATACTACAGCTACTTGTCACTATTTAGAGACAGGTACAGGTGCTGCGCTAGTGAGTGCCTTGACTGCTGCAGGTGCGTTGTCTCCTCCGGGTAATGTATTTATCCGTAGAGGTACATACACAACCACTGCACAAACAACGATGATCAATGTCCCAGCGGGAGTTCACGTATCTGGCGCTGGAATCGGAGCTACTATCATTACAGGTAGAAGCACTGGAGACATTGGAATATTCAGTGTAAAGGCTGGCGCTTCTCTATCAAATCTGTCTGTTACTGCACCTACCCCATCTGCAGGTGCTACTTGTCCTAACTATTTAGTAGAGCTGCTAAATAATTCTACATTAAAGAACGTAGTTATCAACGTAGCTGCAGGTACTAATAGCCCCTTAACCTTCGTTACAGGTTACTACGCGGCTGGTATTCCTGATGGAATCACGATTGAAGATGTGAGGATCAACATCACCGGAAGCAGCATTCCTGCGGCATACATCGATCCTATTGATATTGGAGACTCTTCCGGAGCAACGTATACTAACCCAACTAAGCCAGTTTCTATCAAGAACGTAGTCGTTGACGTATCTGGCGCTAACAAGGGCAGCGTTGCAGCCGCAATGTCTCTGTATTCTTTAGGTGTCAGCGTCGATTCCTGCAAGGCCGTTGGTTGCAGTTTATTGAGCTTCAGTCCTTCCGGAACACTGAACACAGCAACGGTTGCAGGTCCGAGTATCAGAAACAGTATCTCTGATATGACAGGAAGACCTGCAGGAACACACTATGGTGTGTCGCTACAGCCTGTATGTTACAACGGTACTGTAATTGGAACTGTTATTGACGGTATCACAGTACTAGGTAGTACGTCTTCCGCTGCTGGTTCTAAAGCAGTTCTGTTTAATGTTGTACCTACAACGAGCCCAGTTACCTTCAAAGGTAATACTATCTCAAATGTTTCATCTTATTTCAGTACCGCAGGTGCTGGTGGTATCGATATTGAGGCTCAGGCCGGAGCTACTATCTCAAGCACAAAGGTTTCTAACTGTGCTGTAACTGGCGACAGTTTAATCTCTTGCGCAGCTACTGGATATGTGTCCGATACAGATATCATCAACAATGCAGGACGAAACTTCTCAATAACTGGAACGTCTGCTAATACAACTGGTTTAAGACTCGCAAGTCCTAGGTTTACTGGAACTATTACGGTAAATGAAGCTACTACAAGAACAGTAGGATATTACACAGTAGCGACCACAGCTAATCTTCCAAACGTAGCTGGATCTCCAACACAAACTTCGTTGTTGGCTGTTGGTGATGAAGCTTATGTAACTGGAACTTCTGCTAAGTACGTATGTACAACAGCTACTGCAGGATCTGCAACTTGGGCTCCAATGGCCACTGTAGCTGGTCAACTTGGCGGTACTGCTGCGTCACCTGATGTGCGAGGCATTCGGGAGACTGCAGGCCCTACGCTGCTGACCATGGGAGCGATTGCTGATGGTCAGATGCTTGTACGAAGTGGTACTACGATTGTTGGTACCACTACGCCAACGAGCATTACGGGTACAATGGTAAAGCCGAACCTTCGGCTAGCAGGATTATCACCAGTCACTGTTTCTGGTACCTATCGAGACATCGCGTGGAGCCCGTCGCTCGGTCTCTTCTGCGCGGTCGGTTCTGCTGGGGTGATCGTCACGTCTCCGGACGGCATCACCTGGACTCCGCGAACCTCCGGAACGGTCTACAACCTGGTGGGCGTCTGCTGGGCCGCAGGACTCGGGCTCTTCGTTGCTTGCGGCAACGACTCGGGCGGCTTCAACGCCGAGATCCGGACGAGCCCGGATGGCATTACGTGGACGCAACGCTACACGGCAGCGAATCCGCCTGCACTGAACGGGGTCGCCACCAACGCGGCCGGCACCACCGTGATTGCGTTCGGCACGGCTGGGTTGATGCTCTCGTCGACCAACGGCACGAGCTGGACCTCGCGCACCAGCGGTTTCGGTACGGACATCATCTACCAGGTCGCTTGGAACGGAACGCTGTTCGTCGCCGTTGGCGGCGCGGGCAAGATTTCGACGTCGCCGGACGGCATTACGTGGACTGCGCGGACGTCCGGCACGGCGTCCGTGCTCTACGGTGTCACAGCAAATCCGGCGACCGGCCGCTGCGTGGCAGTCGGTGTTACCGGCACGGTTTTGACATCGGCAGACGGTATTACTTGGACCACACCGAATACGGTTTACAACATTGGCTCTGTAAACGTGATCACGGTCGGATTCGGTGACGGTGTTTTCATCATCGGACCGATCGCATCCGGTTCGAGCATCTGGGTATCCCCGGATGGGATCAACTGGTCGCTGCGTAACGCACAGACGGGCGTCAACGTCGGCACTGCGACTCCTACGCGAGGCGCGGTCTATGGCGGTGGTCGCTACTGCTGGCCGGGTGCTTCATACATAATCACGTCGGATGTGATTACTTGAGGAGTTAAAATGTCTACTTATGGATCATTTGTATACGGTTATGGGTATGTCTATGGAACAGCAGTGTCTGCCGTTACAGATGCCTCATTCCTTAATGCTAATGTAATTGAAGTAACACTTACAACTGATGTTGTAGTAGATGATGCCTATTACTCTTTGGATAACTATTCCCTAGCAGTAATCTACGGAAATCCGATTTCAATCAGAAAAGTTCTAGAAAACAAGATTCCAACAAAAGTGACTAACAAGGTATACCTTGTTACTGATGTATCAGTGGAAGGCTCTGCCTATTCGGTTTCTGTTTCAAATCTTAACAATAGAGATGGTAGCCACATTACTCCTAGTGAAGCTATTGTATACCCAAGAAGAAGCAAAACTGATAGTGTCCTACAGTCACTACCTGCACACTTCGATAAGAGACCAGAAGCTATTGTTAAGAACATTCTTACAGCTATAACTAGATCTGATGAGGAGATAGGTGGATCTAGAGATGAAGAAGTTTAGATAGATCTGTATCTTGATAATTAAGAGATCAAAGAGTAAATTCAATCAATTCTCTCATATTCAAGAGTCTGTGAGAATTTAAGTCTAGAGTGAATCTTGTCAAGATGGTAATACCTGGAATTCTGTCAGGGCCTTAAAGAAAGTTGGATACGCATATGCAAGTAGCTGAAAATACTAAGGAAATCCTTGACAAGGCGCTACGCTATGCAGAGGAGGCCAAGACCTCTAAAAAGCACGGACAATTTGGCATTCTAGTTGCTTCTGTTATTGTATTTGCTGCTGTTGCGTTTTTCTATTTTGAGGCTTGGAGAAAAGGCAACGAGCACGCTAAACTACAGCATGAACATGACGTGGCCCTCCAGAAGGCTTCCATAGCCGAGGCAGACGCCAAGCTAGCCGAGGACCAAGCCAAGAAGGAAGCGGCCCTCCAAGAGGCTGCTAGGCACCAGGAAACGATGGCTACGCTAGAGACCAAGATCCAAGAGGTACAGTTACAACATGCTGAAGTGCTCAATAAAATCAATCAAATCAAGTCTTGGGATGATGTGGATTCTTTTACTGGTAAGTAGCTTAGTACTGCCTACAGTAGCCTACGGGCAAGGTAATGGGGTGACTTTCCCCACAGCTAGGTTTCCATCCCACACTACAGTTGTGCTCAACGGAGAACGGCACGAGGCATTTGACCTCGGCGGGTTTGTTGGGCTGCTACGACTCGACTCTGACCTTTACTATGCTCAGCAGGAACTTGAACTACTCCGCCAGTATCGCGCAGAGTGTGATGCTACAGTTCTCAGCTTACGTACCGGTCTCGACCTTTCTAATCACCAGCTGGAGATATCAACAAACGAGAGAAACCGGCTTTTTCACGATTGGGAACAGGAGAATCTGGCTAGACGTCAGGCTGAAAATAAACCACGGCTTGGATCTTGGCTTGGTTGGTCGTTGGCGAGTGGATTTGCTTTATCCACTATTATTACGACGGCATTATTGATTGTTAAGATTAGAAACTGAGGGAAATATGCATATTCTAGTAATGCACGCTACTACAAATACTACAAAGCCCGACGCCACAGGAGCTTTCATTCCTGAGGCTATTAACTTCCGTAAGTACAGAGAATCCTCGGGTGATACAGTAGAAGTTATTGGGTTCGATAATAAGCTTCCGCCTCCAAAGAGAGCACCAGCTTTCTTGAAGCAGCTTGAGGGAGCTAAGCCTTTTGATGCGATTGTTTACATTGGACACGGACTACGTAACTCCCTGCCTTCTGCAGGTATCACAGCTACCTACCGTACGAAGTTTGCACAGTTGATTCAAGCAAAATCACTATCCAAGACTAAGGTATTTGTGACTTTGTTTGCATGTTCCGCAGCAGAAACAACCACAGGGCAGCCTGGTGGCGAAGGTGGGTTCGCAGACAAGCTTCGGGATGACCTAGTAGCTCTAGGTTTTTCGGAGGGTTGGATTGATGCACATCCAGTACCTGGACACGCAACCCAGAACTCTCAGGTTAGAAGATTCTTCATCTCAGCTGAGCAGGCTCCTAAGGGTGGTACGTGGCTTGTCACTCCTGGATCTCCGGAGTTTCCTAAGTGGCGTAGTAAGTTGAACTCTAAGTGGAGAGATGACCCTTTCCGTTTCCAGTTCCCTTATATGTCTCAGGCTGATGTATTGGCTGCTTGCAAGTGACTGAAACTGTTCATTATTTTACGTTCAGTAAAAAGACGGCTTTCATGCATTTGAAGTACGTCTATCCTGAATGTTTTATACTTCGTACAGATCATCCAGCTACGGAAGCTTTACAGTGTCTAACTGACTCATGTCCAGCTAACCGTAGCTGCATGGAGATTCTTGCAAAGAAGGTTCACTACTTATTTGAACACGTATTTCCGGAGTGTGAGTTACTTCTGTTGTATTTCCGAAATGAAAAAGGAAGTATCAGAGCAGGAGTGTTTCATAAAGACTTGAGAGAACCTTACGTAATGACGTGTAATCGTTCAGGATTCGCCAAGTGCCAAACTGAAGGCACGGTGTTTTCTTGGGTTCCGACAACCGATTTCCTCTTGCTAGCCCCGCAGCCAGGACTTATAGTGAGCCCTACGTCATTAGTACGTAGGAGTTAATATGGTTCAACAAAAGAACTGTGCGCTTAAGCCCTGGTCTGTCACTACTATTCAAAAGTTAGCCAAGATTTGGGAAGGTTTCCCCATCCTGCAGCTACCTCAGTCCGGACAAATGTTCGCTGAGGTAGGTATGCGATACGGGGACATCATAACCCATATTAATGGCATTCGTGTAAAGAGTGACATTGAAGCTGTCAGAGCTTTGACTGAGCTTCCAGACGAAACTACTATGCTTACGTTTATCTATCTGCGTGATGGCGTAGAGCGTACTGCTTCTATTGAAATGCCTTACCTAAAGAAGACAGTAGATGAGCACGACGACTGAAATACACATTTATGGTCCAAACTCTATTCTTAAGGGAGAGTTTCCTTTAGGAATAGTACGTACTGCTACCTCCTATCCTGTAGAGGGTGCTCAGTTTTCCAAGGCTTACAGAAAGGGCTTATGGGACGGCAGAACGCACTTGTTCAATAAAACAACCCACTCGTTTCCTACCGGTCTTGTTCCACTAGTAAAGACCACTTTGGAAGCTTTTGGTGGTACTGAAGTATCCGTTGTAGACCATAGAGAAGAGCCTACGCCTGGTGGTCGTCACTTCGACCTGGTAGGCGTCAAGATGGAAGGTAAGTATTCTTACCAACTTGATGCTTGCAAAGCTATGATCAGGAATAAACAAGGAATTGTTCGTGTAGCTACAGGTGGTGGAAAAACCGAGCTATCTTGCGCAGTGGTTAGATACTTAGATTTACCTACATTGTTCCTTGTCTCTACTCGTGAGCTTTTATATCAGGCTAGGGAACGTTTCAAGAAACGTCTAGCTTATGATGACTCCGAAGTAGGAATCATCGGTGATGGACATTGGGAACCAGGCACCAGGGTAACTATTGCTATGATTCCAACCTTGGAATCCAGGTTGGATACTACAGAGTGCCAGAAGTTCCTCGCAACCATAGATGTTCTATTCATTGACGAATGTCATCACATGGGATCCGAGACCTGGTACACTATTTGTACCCTGTGTCCTGCGTACTATCGTTTTGGTCTTTCAGGTACGCCACTTGACCGTACTGACGGTGCTAACTTGCGCCTAATCGCTGCAACTGGTGACGTCATTGTAAATATCGACAACAAGTTCTTGGTAGAGAACGGAATCTCTGCCAAGGCTGATATTATTTGGGATAAGATAACAGACCCTATTCTAGATAAGAAAAAGAAGATTCCATACTCCACTGTGTACAAACAGTGCATTTCGGAGAACCCGGCCCTATTGACACGGGTCGTGGAGTGGACTAAGGTGTTTGCTGAACTCAAGATGGGTACGCTAATCCTCGTCGAGGAGATTCAGCATGGAAAGCTTGTCGATGATGCTCTGTGGAATAATACTGGTGGTATGTTCATACCTCATATGTTTATCCATGGAACCGAAGATACAGATATTAGGACTAAAGCGCTCGCTGATTTTGGGAGCGGTAATCTTCCTGTACTCATCGCAAGTACCATTTTGGACGAAGGAGTTGATGTGCCTACTATTGACGCACTTATCCTTGCTGGTTCTCGCAAATCTAGGATTAGAACGATGCAGCGACTTGGTAGAGGGCTTAGAGGATCGAAACTCGTAGTTGTCGAGTTTGCAAACTTTGGGCATAAGTATGTTATCGAGCATTCACTTCAGCGTATGGAAGATTACAAGAAAGAAGAATGCTTCGACATCTATAACTCCGGACCTGATATTGACCTAGTTCGTAAGCTATGGGAGAAGTGATATGTATTCTGAACATTTAAGCTATGCTATTTTTTCTAGTGCTTCAAAGTTTTCGCCTCAACTTTCCGAAGAAACAGATGAAGTTAACAAACGTAAAATAAGAGAAGACATTTGTTCAGAGCTTAGAAATGTCGAAACTTCGGAACTTGTTGTTTTTGTTGCATTTGTATCCAATCCCTCCGTGTTTGCAGGTAACGTTTGTTATAGAGCATTTCTTCCTTACGTAAAGGATGAACTTAATGCAAGGCTTCCAGCGAGGCGTTAATGGGACTAATGGGCGAACCTGTAGTTGACGTAGGGTACCAAGAATACCCGTACTGTATGTCTTGTCTACTTGCTCCTACATATACAGTGACTAACTATGTAGGAGAACATACGGTATACAGAGATTTGTTGTTCATGTCTTGGGACTCTCTGTTTGAACACATACAGCACCATCAAGAACTTGGACATTATGTGTACGTTGCTGGAATTCAAAACCTTAGGAGGGCCTGTGAGAACTTCGAAGATAACAAGAAAGCAGATAGAGAATCTTGAGTTTTCGCCAGAGCAGCTGACAATCTCAGCTACAAATACTGGTGGAAATCTGAACATCTTTGTCACGCTACCTAATGAAGATGTTCTAGAACTGGGTGAGTTCTACTCCCTTATGCAGCGTAAGCTCGATAACGGTGGAAGTATACCTACTGGACTTTTGGAGTTATACTACGCGATCCAGAAGGAATGGAAGAAGGCAGCTAACTAGCTAATTTTGTATTACTCATCTTTGTGCTATACTGCGTGCATGCTCCATATCACACAGTTAAAGCCAGGGGATGAGCTTAAATGTACGATGAGACTTGGATTTGCTATAAAATCCGAGGTAAATCAGCGTACCAGAGAAGTTTACAGAGTGGTCCCTTACAGAGCGCAAAAAGCTGGTTCAGATGACTGGACCGGTTTCTTTGCGTTTGTTTTGTTTAATGATACTGAACGAAAGATATTACGAATTCAGACTACGCCTATTGGTACTTGGGGTCGTCCACAATCTACCGGAAATGACGTAGTAGAAGTTCCATACAACATCTTTAAGCGCGTTCAACTCATTTCTAAGACCGCATACCCTGCAAAGGGTCGTAAACCAAATAGACCTACTAGCTACTCTCCCCTAGGGCATATGGACTATCGGCCATATCACACCCTCACAGAGGTTAGCTTAGTATGAACATTCATGACACAAATAAGGCTCCATTTTACAAGCTAAGCCTTACTCCAAAAAGAATTGTAGAATATCTCAGATATTCTACTAAACCTAGCTTTCGTTACTTTGAAGAGGATAGTTGGTTTGTTCATGAAACGTTGTTACCTGCTATTGTAAAGCTCTGTTATTTAGAGGGAAGACACGTCAACTACTCTGAGCTTCCAGACTCTTTACAAATGTTGCTAGCGGAAGCCAAGCACTCTTCTGTCGAAATACCAAAGATAAATACCCCCTCCTTGACAGGTGCCCATGCGGCGTTACATTTACTGCCTACCGCACCGAAGTCTGTAATAAAGGCAGCTTATAAGGCATTAGCCTTGGAATGTCATCCAGACCGTGGTGGAGATTCAACTGTATTTTCTAAGATTACAGAAGCATATAAGCAACTAATGGAGGACTAAATGGGAGTTCTAGAAGCTGTTCGAGCTAAGAAACTCGCAACAGTCACAGCTAGTATTCGTTATTCAGAGACGTTAGAGGAAAAGACTCGTAGAGCAGCACAAGCCACAAAGGCTATGCTAAAGGACGGTCCCTCTAACGTCGAAGCCGTTTATGCGGAAGAGCATACACTGCGCACCTTATACTACCGAATGTTGGAGGAGTATTATGGGAAGAAGAATTTCGCGGTATCAAATGATATGGACAACAAAGCCTTGGCTCTTTGGGGTAGAGTTAAGGCAAAGTGCCACGATGCGGGAGTGGACCCTGAGACCTTTATGAGGGCTCAGTTTGTTTGGTTCCATAAGTCTTTTGGAAAAGCACCAACTATTGTACAGCTTACTACAGCCACAGCTGTAGCTCGTGCCTCCGAGTTTTCTCCTGCAGATAGCAAGAAGAAAGTAATCGGAAACAATATCAATGCGAATGTAGATTTTGCTTCCATCATGCGTAACTCTGAGAATCAAATGCAAGATTTGATGCGAGCACAGGGTTATTCACGAGAAGAGGTATACATAAACCTTGTCATTCCTGGTCTTTTCTCTTTTCCTAAAGAGTTTCTAAAAGCAGATCCTGTGTATTTGAAGGTGATTAATGAGCGATGAAGAGCAGTTTGCTAGCAGTGAAGAGTACCAGGTAAAGGTGCTCTCCTACATGCTGTCTAACGCTGAGTTTCGTGACGTAGCGGCTACTGCGCTACAACACGAAGACTTTGCGAACAAGGCTTTGCAGTGGTTCTACGAGACCTTATCTAAGCAGCAGCTATCCCCATCTCTCCTCAAGGAAGAGCTTGTTGATGCTGCAAAGGCTAAGAAGATCAAAGATACAGAGATTGACAAGTACGTAGAATATTACTCGGTCATCTGTAACCGCCCGCTTCCTATTGAAGAAGAGTATATCCGTAGGGACATGAGCCGGTTCATTCGAACGCAGGCTACAAAGCGTGCTATCTTGGATTCATTTGATCTTATCGAGAAGGGCAACTGGGATGAGCTTCTAGATACAGTTACTGCTGCTACGCAGGCTGGTTTTGATATTACCGCTGTAGGTCAGGATTACTTCAAGGAATTTGCAGACCGCTTGTCTAGACGCATTAACGACGTGTCTGGTAGGAAGCTTTCTACTGGAATTCCTGAGCTTGACGAAATGATGTATGGTGGTTTGAAGCCAAAGCAGCTTGGACTCGTAGCGGGTGGTACTGGTCGCGGTAAGTCAATTTTCTTGGAATGGTTAGCTCGCGTTGCCGTTCTAATGGGAGAGACCGTGGTGTACTATACCCTGGAACTTCCAGAGGATGAAATTGGTGCTCGTTTTGACGCAATGTTGGCACACGTTAAGTACGGCGAACTAAAGGCTTTTCACAAGGACGTGTTTACGTCTCTAGAGCCTCTAGCCAAGCAGCATTCCAGTAGACTATTCATCAAGGAGTATCCTGCTGACGGTGCTACAGTGGCTACATTAAAGGCTCATCTTCGTCAGCTTAACTCCGCAGGCGTAAGACCTACTGTAGTTATCGTTGATTATTTGGATTTGTTAAAGCCTCACAGGCATTACAACTCACAACACGAAGAGCTTGACGCGATCACAAAAGCATTACACGGTATGTCAAAAGAGCTTGACATACGTATATGGACCGCGACACAATTGAATCGTGCCGGAATTACTATGGAAACTCCCGACGAGACTACCGTAGCCGGTGCTCTTTCCAAACTTTTCACTGTAGACGTCGCTCTGTTCCTTGCGCAAACAAAAGAGGAGCGTGAGGATCAGATAATGCGTATCTTCGTTGCGAAGAATCGTAATGGTCCAGCGGGAAGAACCATAAAGATTGACACAGATTATGCTTACATGACGTTCTACAGGGCCACTCTAGGTGGGTCTGAGGATGATAATGAAGTGTAGCTTTTGCTCTATTAATCCTGGTTTAGTTCAACCTAAAGAATCTGTTAGTCTAAAATTGTGTCACTCATGTGTATATGGGTTGACCGTCAATATGAAGAAATTACCCTTTGGAGCAGTGTACTGTAACAAGTGCAACAGCTACAAAGGGTTTATTGTTTCTTTAGAGAAGGGGTCCATGATCGGCTATACGCTTGCAGGGCTAGACAACCGCAAGGAGCCGATTTATAGTGTGGTAGCCTCTAAGGGCTTTTGGAAAAAAGGCCAAAAACCCGACAGTTGTATGTGTGGCACATGTAGGGCAGAAATTCCCTTATGGATTTTGGAGCATAACCAGTATGTCAAATCTACCCATTTTGAAGCAGGTGGCGAGTAACTTTGATTGGAAGGACTATGTAGAGTCCCATTTCTCAATCAAGTATGCTTCAAATGGTGAGCTTAGAATAAACTGTCCTTCTTGTGGTGATTCTAAGTTCAAGTGTTATGTAAACACGGATAAGGGCTTATTTAACTGTTTTAAGTGTGATTTTAAGACGGGTAAATATGACGTGTTTGACTTCGTAGCTCGTACGGAAGACCTCAGTAAGGGCGCTGTAATTCAGCGACTCCTACTTGAATATCGTCCTACTACCCCCGACAACCTAGAAGATGCCGTAGCCTCTTTAATGTCTAAGAAGATTCAAGAGGCTACGAGAGGCGTTAGAACCCTTACTTCGTTACCTAACGGTGCTATTCCGTTGAAGGAAGGAGTAGGCCAAGAGTTCTGGGCCTATCTAACTCAGCGTGGGTTTACGAAGGAAGAGATTCTAGGTAGTAGCATTCACTACATTCCAGCCAACAGTCTTCCTATCTTTTCAAAGGATAAGAAGGTAGGAGATATTGGTCGTCGTGTTATGTGGCCTATCTATGGTGCAGACCATAAGCTTGTCTCTTGGAATGCACGAACGATTGATCCAAACTACGCAGGTCCGGACAAGTACCTAAACGCTCCTGATTCCGACCAGTCTAAGACGTTCTGGCCCTACGTGCGCCCTCATGCTGAAGAGGCGGTGCTTGTAGAGGGTATCATCGATGCTACGGCAGTCAGGCGCGTGCAGGGCGTGTCTGCCTATGCCTGCTTTGGTAAGCACGTCAGTAAGGAGCAAGTTGCTATCCTAAAGTCTTGGGGAGTCAAAGACGTAGTAATATTCTTTGACAAGAGAGACGCAAAGAAAGAGATCATAAGGAACGCAGACGAGTTGAACACGTCGTTCAGAAACGTATACGTTTTGTGGCAGAAAGATTGGCCTAAGGGTATTGATGCGGGTGATTGCTTGAAGCTTCAGGAAGGAACTGATATGATCCGTAATGTATTGCAGGATCGTGTCCTTGTAGGTTCCCTGAGGTACGCCCAATGGAAGCTAGAGTATTAAACAGTATCACTATTGTTAAAGGCCCAAACTCTCTACCAAAGGATATTACACATAAGCAATCGGTCGAACGATTAGCGAAGCTTCATAGACTAGTAATACTTATCTCCTTTGGAGACGATATGTATTCATTTCCAAATGAATACCAGCTTCCTCCAAATGTAAGACATATAAACTACAGCTATGAGACTTTAGATTCCTCTTTGGATAAAGTTCGCGATTGTCTTAGTGGTTTCGGGGTTGGGTTGATTTCTCGCCACTCCGTTGACTCTGACCCCTTGCCTATGCTGCTCACAGGATCTATCTTGTGTGTGCCTGAGGGAACGGAGCTATCCGTACAAAAGGGAACCATTCCCGAGGTTCTTGATGAAGATTTAGCTTCACAAGAAGGAAGCTGGGATATTACTTAGAGGGACACATGAGCACCATTAATCTTGCTACGGCTGACGTGAAGTTGATTGCACATAAGCCGGACAGGGCCGTTGCATCTTTTTCGTTGGCATCGGTCTTCGGTCTAAAGCTTAAGAAGGATATTCAGATTCAGGGCTTTGCAGCACCTGGAATCCTAACTCCTGAGATTAACCCTAACTACAAGTTTCCTGTAGAGGAGACTGTGACGTTCCTCATGGCCTTGCAGCTTAAGGATAATATCTACCTTAAGGGTCACAGCGGAACGGGTAAGACCGAGCTTGCACGTCAGATTGCTGCACGCCTAAATTACAACGTTGTTCAGGTTAACTTCGATGGACATCTACTTCGTTCGGATCTTGTAGGCGATGTTCGCATGAATGCTGGAACTACGTACTTTCGTTACGGTCTAGTTCCCTATGCTTTCATGGAGCCTGGTACCATGCTCCTTCTCGATGAGGTTGACGCTGTTGCGCCTGAGACTGCTTTTGTTCTGCAGCGTGCTGTTTCGGAGGATCGTTCGTTCTTCCTTAATGAAACCTCGGAGCTTATCAAGCTTCATAATCAGAACGTGATTGTGGCTACTGCTAACACTAACGGTATGGGCGACGATTCTGGTCTGTACCTTGGTGGTACGAATGTTCAGAACTTTTCGTTCTTGAATCGTTGGGGTACGACTATTAACGTTGATTACATCCCTCCGGCGCAGGAGAAGGAGATTCTGTCTGGTATGTTCTCGGATCTTCCGGACACTACTATCGATAGTATTGTCAAGGTCATGGATGCAGCACGAAAGGCTTTTAAGGCTGGAAGTGTTTCTATTCCTCTTACTACTCGTGATAGTATCAACTGGGCGCGTAAGCTTCGCGTAAGTAAGCTTCCTATGCGTACTGCGAAGTATTCGTTCTTGAATCGTATGCCGGTTCAGGATGCCATGCAGATTGCACAGCTGATTCAGCGCTCCTTCACCCTTGACGCAGGCGACGATCGTACCTACCTTGGGACTGCTAACACGAAGGCTAAGTTCTAATGATCAAAGTCACTGAAAATATCCTTGAGCGTACTGCTCGCGTTCTTACTGATTCCCACGACCTTAAGGTTGTGTTCGATAATACTAATGTAGGTATTAATCGTAATGTAATCACGCTTCCAACGCTTCCCTCAAATGCTAGTGATAAGTTCATCAACAGTATGCAGGGATACCTGGATCATCAGGCGTCAAAGGCTATTTTCAGTGACCCGACTAAGCTTACTGTTGCTAAGACTACAAATAAGACTCCAGGCTTCAAAGATGTTTTAGAGCTTGTTGAAGGTCAGCGTGTAGAGAAGTGCATGACTAAGTTTTATCCGGGCTCGGCACTGAACTTGGAACATGCATATGCTGACATCTTTGGTAAAATCTCTAAGGATTTCGACAAGTTGCCTTTCTTCAATCAGGTTCTTGCTGCGTCCATGGCAAGGATCAAGTACCCTGATTGTAACTTCTATTCTGGATTGTCTCAGGAGTTAAAGGATTGGGCTGAGTCGGTAAACGCTGTTTACGAGAAGCATTCTCCTACTACGCTTACTGCCTCTATTAAAGCTGCTAATGCTATTATGCAACTTTTAGACCAGCCTCAGCCTCCACCTCCTTGTGCTGGTGGCTCTTCAGAAGATAAGACCGATCAAAAGTCTGATCAGAAGTCGGACTCCGACAACGAGTCGGACCAGCAGAACGACCAGGACAAGTCCGAATCCTCTAGCTCTTCTGGTTACGCTGAAGATGATTCTTCGAAGTCTAAGGGGTCTAGCCAGCCTAAGCCGTCTCCGTCTAGCACTGCTTCTAGTAATGTAAATACGCCTATGTCGGTGGAAGACCTCGGTAAGGAACTTACCGAAGTTTCCAAGGCAGAAGCTACTCAGGATAAGGGTAAGCAGCAGAAGTCGGCAAGCGAGGGTTACACGCACGACCTTCCCAATAGTCAGAAGTATTCGATTGCTTCTACCAAAGACGATAAGGTGAATCAGGTAGAACCGCGTGATTACGCCAGTGCTATGAAGAACATTGCTTCTCTTCGTGATGAAGCTGCTCCACTGATTCATACTATTAAGTTCAGGTTAGTTAACTCCCTTCGGGCCAAGTCTGCTCGTAAGTGGCAGGGTGGTAAGCCCGAAGGAAAGCTTGATACTCGTCGTATGTATCAGAGTATTACTTCGAACGCTGAGAATATCTACAAGAAGCGTACTGAAAAGGTACACATGGATACTGTTGTGGCACTAGCCATTGACCACTCTGGTTCTATGTCGGCTGAGCGTATAGAACTGGCTTCACAAGCTGCTATTGTGCTTGGTGATGTTCTGAGTGTTCTTGGTGTTCCTTTCATGGTTTATGGCTTTTCTACCAGGGATACTGGTATCCCATGGAGTAGTCCTATTGCTTATTCACGCTACACCTCGCTGCAGCTTGATGTTTATTCTGGTTTTGATAAGTCTTGGAAGCAGGGGTCTCTGGCTCTAGTCGAAGCTCCAGAAAATATTCGAGAGAATACTCTTGATGGCGAATCTGTTCTTTGGGGTTGTAAGCAGCTTATGAACAGGAAGGAGAAGCGTAAGATTCTCTTTGTTTTTAATGATGGCGAGCCCTATCCTGGTCGTGGACGTTTGGCAGACTGTCAGCAGCATCTTAAGAACGTTGTATCTGCGGCCAAAAATCATGTGGATATTATCACGTTTGGTATACAGACTGACAATGTTAAGCATTATTACCCGGACCACTGTGTTATTAACAACCTTGATGATCTAGTCAAGGAACCTTTACAGCGTATTGATTCGATTCTACGAAAGGGAATGAAGTAATGGGATACAATATTCTTACTGAGTGCCAGTTTATCCAGGTACATCCGGACGCAAAGCTTCCAGAGCGCGCAGATGATGGTGCAGCTGGTTTTGACTTGTCCTGTGTGGAGGGCTTTGTTCTGCATCCAGGAGAGCAGGAAATGGTCTCTACAGGTCTTAAGATCAGTCTACCTGATGGTTTTGAGGCTCAGGTACGTCCTAGGTCTGGCCTGGCTGCTAAGCATGGTGTTACGGTTCTAAATAGCCCAGGGACTATAGATCCTAGCTACACGGGAATGTGTAATGTTATTCTCATTAACCATGGAAAGCTTCCAGTAGCCTTTAAGGCAGGGGACCGGATTGCGCAGCTTGTATTTGCTCCTGTATCGGTCCTACCAGTTAAGTTTGTAACTGAGTTTACAAAGTCTACTGAGCGTGGTGAAGGTGGTTTTGGGAGCACGGGTCGATGAGTGATCTTAAGGAACTAGAAGAACTGAGGTATGTGCGTGTGGGCTGGCAGGACTACGAAAGACCTTGCGATGCAATTGCAAAGGCAGTACACTCTGAGTTCGAGGGTGAGATTCTTCCACTTCACTGGCAATGGAGGTCTCTAGAACATTTTCTTGCTAAGTATGGTGAGACTCCCATTATGTGGGCCAAGTCTGCTAGTTTTCATATGATGTTGATAAATGGTTTCCATGTACTACGTATTTGGACTGACTCTTCTAAGTCGTGCTTTGTAGATGTGAACGACGTTATATACTACGAACTTACTACATCTGAGCTAAAGCATCTAGTTGAGCCAATTCCTACAAAGTGTGTCAAAAAGTCTAAGCCAATGAACTTTCGACTCAAAATCAAGACCATTGATGAGGCGAAGGTTATTGTAAACGCAGTAAAGAGGATTTATGGCCTGGGTTCTACTTGATTTCTATTGTGAAAAGTGTAAGGCACAGTTTGAAGACTTGGTGGATACCAAGGAACGAGGTGAGCCTGTACCTTGTCCTGAATGTAGTACTAAGTGTGCTGCTACTCTGTCTGTGCCTAAGATTGGTGCTTTTAGTGCAATGAGTAAGGACTTTCAGCAGGAAGCCTTGAAGAAGAGGTCTGCGGAACATACAGCGAAGACAGTAGCATCTGACGGTATTGCTCAGTTTAATCGTAAGTACGACAAGAAAAAGAAATGATTCTACGAGGACAAATTCCGTATCTTACACTTGAATTCCATCAAGGTGTGTATGATTACGGAGATGATTATGGCGACTTCTGCGTTAGTCAAGATATCGATACTTCTGGATATGGTGAAAGTTACGTAAGTAATCGCTGTGATGGATCAGGGCTGCCTTCCTTAATGAATGAATATCATTCGGATAATATATTATGACAGATGAAATCCTAAAGAAGCCAGTTCATATAGCTATTCTCAAAGAAAGCTATATGCAAGAGCTACAACGCAGGGGAAAACTAGATAAGACTCCTGTTAGTCTAGAGTCTCCTGAGGTTCCTCCTCTTCCTAGGGAAGAGAAAGTGAAGCCTCAACTACAGAAGGTTCCAAAGGTTCCCGCGTTCACAAAGCAAGCTAATATTCGAACTAAGCTTCGTGTATTGTACGATAGGGTTCCTCCACTTCCTGCGGACAAGGTTCCTGATTGTTCTAACTGCGTTGCAGCTTGTTGTAGTGCTTTTGTAGTCACACTTACAGAAGAAGAATATCAAAGTGGTTTGTTCAGTAATGCAGCTGTAAAGATTACGCCGGAAATGACCAAGCAGTTTAGAGGCGGAGCCGTTTCCGCTCTTTCTGCATTGCTTGCACCTAACTTCTCTCAAGAGACTGATAAGCCACAGTATCTACTAGAAGGTAAGGTTGGAGAGCCTTGTCCCTTCCTAAACGGGACCAAGTGTGGTATCTACGAAGACCGTCCGTTGGTTTGTCGTACTTACACTTGTGTTGGTGATGACCGTATTACTCCTGAGATGAAGGCAGGTACTGAAGATGCATTCACCTTCGGTCGAAATATTAAGGGGTAGTGTTCCGGCTGATATGTTAGACCCTCTTGAGTGGTTTGATTATGAATATGACGATTTCTTATCTGCTAATATAGATACTTCTATAGGGGAAGGTACCGGTGCTTGTGCCCTTAGCGGTGAATGGGAGGACTTATTTTCTTCTTCAGGAGAAAGCTGGGAACCTATTGGGGCTCCAACTTATCCCATTCCTGCTTCTATACTGAATCTGTAATGATCTTACGTGGAACCGTAGTCTACTTCTTTCCGTACTCAAACATGCTCTACTTTAAAGAAGGTGGAAGTATGTTGCAGTCCATTGATGGCTCTGGGCATGGTGAGTTTGTAATTAAGAATGTACATGCCATGCACGGCTCTGGTAGGGGAAACACCTACAACCGGATATATCACTGGACAGATTGTAATGTTGATATAAGCGTTCATTCGAGGCAGGTTCCAAAATGTCCGTACTGATACTTCGCGGTAAGCTACCACCATTGTGGACTCCTCATTGGCTTCATGATCGTAGTTTAGATGCAGACCCAACCGGTGAAGGTTACGGCCCGCAACAAGGTATAGATTCAAGCACAGGGTCTTCTACTGGGTCTGGACATAAATTAGATACTGCAGGGGGCTCTGGTACCGGGTGTTCTATGGTCTGTGATAATAATTCTGTTTTTATTTGGTTGTTGTATACTACTAAGTAGGAAACCTGATGCTTCAAAATATTCCTTACGACGTTATTAATGGTATTCCTTTCAGCAAGTTTGCTGGGTTAACAGGATCTAACCTGTACCTTATTAATACTATGTCTGAATGGAAGGCATTCTACGAAATTTTGATGAAGAAGAAGATCGTAGCTTGCGACACAGAGACCAGTGGTTTTCAGTACTTTAGAGACGACCGAATCATTGGTATGAGCTTCGGATGGGGATCTGATAACTTTTACATTCCCGTACGACATCTAGACTCTGCTTTGGGCGGTCCTGTAGCTCCTCAACTTAACATGGATGATATCCGTGCGGATCTTCAAGCTTTCTTTTCTAGGCAAGACGTAGTTACTATTTGGTGGAACTACAAGTTCGATCGTAACTTTTATCACGCTGACGGTATCAAGATCACTACTCCATACCAGGACCTCTTCCTGTGGTGGAAGCTCTACAACGAGAACGCTCCTGCTCGCCTCAAGACCGTCTCTACGGGCTGGACGGATGAGTTAGGGCGCAAGGTACCGGGTATCGTTGGACAGGACGCTGACGGCTTTGAGAACGAGCTAGACAAGTGGCGTTTGGAGGAGGCCAAGGAACGTCGAAGGCTCTTTTCTAAGATCGTAATGTTGGAGGCCGATAGGCTTTGTAAGGAAGTCGCTTACCAAAGCTTCAACAGGAATCAGCTTAAGAAGCATATCAAGGAGACGATTCTCAAGGGTCACGAGTACAACGCTGTCTCGAAGGACTCGATTCACTACGGTTATGTTCCCATCAACTTGATGACTAAGTATGCTGCTACAGATACTTACCTCACTTTTAAGGCGTTAGAATATCTTACTCAGAATTCGAAGTTCTCTCCGGAACTAACCAAGGTTTATAAGAATGAGCTAGAGCTTTGCTCTGTATTAGCCAACACAGAGCTAGGCGGTATCAAGATTGACCGAAAGTACATGGTGCATCTTAGTCAGACTTTGGCTGAGGAAATTGAAGCCCTAACTTCGGAACTTCAGAAAGAACTAGCCATGGGGCTTGGGCTTACTGAAGAAGAGATTGATTCTCTAAAGGGCGAAGGTGATATCAATCTAAACTCTACAGACCAGCTTGTTACTGCACTACAGACTATGGGTGTCGTTTTTACGAAGAAGAGCGACACTGGAAAGATTTGTCTCGACAAAAAGGTATTGCAGAAGCTTAGTGGCGACTATCCAATTGTAAAGAAGATTCTTGATCTTCGATTCAAGTGTAAAATGAAGTCTACCTATGTAGACTCCATTATTGAGAAGCTTGTGCTAGATGACATGCTTCATTGTTCGTTCAACCAGAACGTATCTACAGGACGTATGTCGTCCACGTCTCCCAATCTTCAGAATATTTCTAACAAGGATGATACTATTCGTCGTGCCTTCATTTGTCCTGAAGGTTTTGTGTATATCTTTGCTGACTATTCTCAGATTGAGGTACGTCTTACGGCTCACCACAGCCAAGATCCTCTACTTCTAGATGCTTATAAGAAGGGTCAGGACGTTCATACTCGTACTATGTGCGAAATGTTCGACTACGATTATGATGAAGTAGAAGAGGTTTTAGCTAAGGAAGACAAGGCAGATCCTAGATTCAAGACTTTCAAGGAGCTTCGAAACATCGCAAAGCGTATCAACTTCGGTATTATCTACGGTGTTGGCGCTCCGGGGCTTTCGGAACAGATTGAGCGTCCTGCTCGTTACGCGCATCTGTCTCAAGAAGAGTGGGTAAAGGTCTGTCAGTCGTTCATTGACCTGTATCTAGAAAAGTACATCGGGGTAAAGAGATTTATTAATGCAAGCTCTAGACTCGTAGCCAAGAATGGTTACGTTGTGAACAGCTTTGGAAGAGTACGTCATCTTCCTCATGCTCATGCAACTAAGATTCTAAAGGATGACACCAAGTTCTGGCTTGAAGCCCGAGCTAAGCGACAAGGTGTGAACTTCCTCGTACAGGGTGATGCTGCGGAAGTGTTCAAGATGTCTGCAGTTCGCGTAGCTAAGATTCTGGAAGGTACTAAGTCTAGGATTGTTAACTTCGTACATGACGAAATTCAGATTTACCTACATACTTCTGAGTTCCATTTGCTGCCTTTGATTAAGGCAGCCATGGAAGACTGGAATTTCCGAGTACCCATCATCGCTGATATTGAATATTCAACTACTAATTGGGCTGAAAAACGTTCTTTACACTAGGAGATAATATGGAAATGCCTTCTTTAAACTTACTAACTTCTTTCTCTGTTGGAGATGTGCAGTATTCTTCGACTCTTGAAGATGACCTTCATATTGATAATGCAAATATTGCAGAGGCGTACCTTACTCACTCGAATAAGTTTGCATTTTATGCCACTGCGTATGAGCTAGCTTTGGACCACGAGACGCGCATGAAGGCAAGACTGGACCAGGTGTACGCTCTACTTGACGAGCAGGCTCGTCAGGAGCTTCAGGCCAAGGGTTTGAAGGTTACTGAGAAGATGGTAGAGAACGTTGTAATTACGTCCGATGATTACAAGACCACGCAGGAGCGCTATTTTGAGGCCAAAAAGAATACAGGCTTGTTACGCGCTTCAAAAGATGCTATGATGGCACGTAAGGATATGTTGGTTAGTCTTGGTGCAAACTATCGTGCTGAGATTAACTCTGATCCTACACTTCTTACGCAAGCTAAGACGCAAGCAAACATTGCTGCGTACAAGGCAAGTAAGAAGGCGTGAACTATCTAACAAACTGTAACTAATATAACAAAAAAGAAAACGAGGCAACTATGGCACTTGATATGGAAAAGATTCTTAAGCAGAAGCAGGCTCTTGACTCGCGCATCAATAACGCAAAGGGCGGCAACTTCCCAACCTTCCTCTGGTGGAAGGCTTCTGCAGGTGAGAACAAGCTACGGCTTATGCCAGGCTGGGCTGATGAGGGTGAGTTCGCAGGTCAGTTCTGGCGCGAGATCGCACAGCACTGGAACCTTTCCGAGGAGAATAAGGAGCCTGTTACGTGTGTTCGTAACACTCCCGGTATGTCCGGAGATTGTCCTGCATGTGAGATTGTAGACCAGCTTAGAACCATGAAGAATGATGTTGAGGCTCAGGAGCTTTTGAAGCAGATTCGAGCCAAGACTGCATATCTTCTCAATGTTATTGACCTCAAGAATCCTGTGTATACGGCTCAGGATGTTGCTGAGTTCAAGACAAAGAAGCCTGACGCTGATCCTCCGTTCGATGTTGGAGACGCTAAGGTTCAGGTTTACGCTGCACCTGCAACTGTGTTCAATGCGATCCTTGGTATCATTCAGACTAACTCGATTGATATTACTGACCTTGAGTCGGGTCATGATATTACGATTACTAAGAAGGGTGCCGGTCTTACTACGAAGTATGAGGTGAATATTCTCATCAAGTCTTCGAAGTGCAAGCACATCGAGGATACTTCGAAGCTTCCAGACCTTTCCAAGGCTGGAAAGACCATTCCTGCTGAGAAGATGGTAGAGCTTCTGTCTTCCGGTCCTGCAGCGAACTACAACCCTTCTAGGGCGCTCACTGCAGGTTCGGCTAACACTGATACTCACTCGGATGTGGACGACGCTGTAGCGGAGCTACAGGCCGCTACCAAGGCTGTTTCTCCTGCTCCTAAGGCTGCGAAGCCGAAGGCAGATGAGGATGACCTTGCAGCTAAGCTTGCTGCTGCACTAAAGGGCTGAATAAGAGGGCTTAAGGGGCGGGTCATCCTCGTTTGGGGAGACCTGCCCCTTATGATTTGGTGAATTATGAGTAATACTGAACGTGACGCACTACGTAAAAAGACTATTGACTTCTTAACCAAGGAGATAGGTCCTGGTATTGTCTGCAAGTATTCAGACCGACCTCCTCTAGATATTGAGGTTATTCCTTCTGGTTCTTTGACTTTGAATGCTGCTCTTGGTGTAGGAGGCTACGCTAAGGGTCGTATTATCGAACTCTTTGGATATGAAGCTAGCGGTAAGACCATGTTAACTCTTATGGCTATTGCAGAGTGTCAGAAGGCTGGTGGTACAGCTGCTTTCATCGATGCGGAACACGCTTTAGATCCTTCATTCGCAGAGTTGAACGGTGTTGATATGCAGGAGCTTTACTTGTCTCAACCAGATTATGGTGAGCAGGCCCTAGATATCGCAGTTTCTCTTGCTACCAGTGGAACATTCGATCTTATTGTAATCGACTCTGTAGCTGCGCTTACTCCAAAGGCTGAGATCGAAGCTGATATGGAAGCTAATCACATCGGTAGACAGGCTCGTATGATGAGCCAAGGTCTTCGTAAGCTAACAGCTGCTACAAGTCGTACAAATACTACTGTCATGTTTATCAACCAGATCCGACAGAAGATTGGCGTGTTGTTCGGATCTCCAGATACTACGACAGGTGGTAACGCTTTGAAGTTCTACGCTTCTCAGCGCCTAGAAGTAAGTAAGGTTGGTTTGATCAAGGGACCAGATGATGACCCGATTGGACATACTTGTAAGGTAAAGATTGTAAAGAATAAGGTCGCTCCTCCTTTTAAGAAGGCTGAATTCAAAGTCATGTATGGTACAGGAATGGACCGTTTTGGCGAGCTTGTAGACCTTGCGGTAGACTTTGGCCTTATTGACAAGTCTGGAGCCTGGTACTCTTACAATGGGGAACGCCTAGGTCAGGGACTGGAAAATGCGAAGGCGGCCTTGAAGGCTCATCCTGAGTGGTTAGCTTCCATTGAGAAGGACCTACGGGAACACCTAATAAAGAAGTGAGGTAACATGAGTGTGAGATTCCTAGTTTTCTCGGATTTTCACGCACATAACTTCGCGGAAGGGGCATCCCGGGTTGAACACGAAGTTCTCCCGGGTTTGTTCAATTCGCGTCTTATTGCGGCAGGAAAAGCTATTGACCAGATTTGTGACTATGCAAAAGACAACGGCATTGAACTAGTTCTTTTTGCAGGAGACATGTTCCATTCTAGATCTAAGCTCGATGTAGACGTAGTAAATGTCCTACATTACCACCTACGTAAGCTGTCAGAGTGTACGACTGTTTACGCTATTGCAGGAAACCACGATTATGCAGATAAGTTTGGTAATATCCACAGTCTTTCTCCACTGGCTGATTCTATACGGATTCTTGAAGGTGATGGACGTCTAGGTTCCTACATGTCGCCTAATGGAACAGCGACACTCATTTCAGGAGTTCCCTATACAGATTCTTTAGAAGAAGCTAAAATACGGTTGCAAAAGTCAGCCGATCTAGGAGCGGTTTTTACTAAGCTACACGAATACAAGATTCTGCTGGCGCATCTAGGAATGCAAGGTGCCAAAGTAGGGTCTGATTATGTCCTCATTGAGAAAACTGATATTCAAGTATCGGATGTACCGTATGATTCGTTTGATGTATGCTTATTCGGCCATTTTCATGAACATCAACAACTGTTTGGTAATGGTTGGTATGTAGGTGCGACATTTCAGCACAATTGGGGAGACGCTAACACTAAGCGCGGTTTCCTAGATATTACCTTGGATAAGGGTAAGAAGCCTGTCATCAAGCAGATTGAATGCGAGGCTCCTCCTAAGTATTGGGTGCTGGATAAGTCTAATGCAAAAAAGCTGAAGCCCCTTATTCGTGAGCAAGACCTGGTTCGTATCACAGACGATACGAAATCGGATGGTATTGTTTGTTCAGAGCTACAGGAAATCCCCAAGGCCACAAAGGAAGCAAAGGAAGAGGTTGAACTTCCTGTGAATACTTTGGACCCTCGGAACATGATTGAGTTCTGGGTAAAGGACAAACAAGGTTCTGATGACTTAATAGAGCTTGGAAAATCTATTCTCGCTATGGCAGCACAGGATGACCTATGAAGTTTCTACAACTAGAAATACAGAACTTTTGTACTATCGAAGCGCTGGATCTTTCTCTGACCGGACAGGGTTTGGTTCTAATTACAGGTGAGAACGGTTCTGGTAAGAGTCTAATCTTTGATGCACTCTGCTGGTGTCTGTGGGGTAATACTCCCCGAGGTATCAGTGGTGATGAAGTGGTGAATCGCTGGAAGAAAAAGGACTGCTATGTTGCTGTAACCTTTGAGGAAAACAACAACACTTATAAGGTTGAGCGGCATCGAGCGAACACCAAGCACAGTAAGCCGGATGACTTGGTTCTGAACGTGAATGGAAACCCTGAGGGCTCCGCAGCCTCCATGAAGCTCACGCAGGACCGCATAAACGCCATCCTAGGGCTGGAGTTTGACACCTTCCGCCTCATGATGCCTGGGGCTGGTGTGAAGGCTGCAGAGCTTACGGATGCTGCGATCAAAGAGCACCTAGAGAAGATCATGCAGACGGAGGTTCTTACCAAGTCGCATGAGCTAGCTAAGGCTAAGGTGAAGGAACTAACATTACAAGAGAAGGTAAAGGAAGCCGAACTAAGTAATCTTTCGAATACTATTAAGGCCCTACAAGAAGAAGTAGGTAAGATGTGTCTTGCACACGACCAACACGCTGCAGTTCTAGCTAACCAAGAAGAAACTGACCTAGCCAGATTGACGCACAATGCTCAAACCATTGAAACTCTTACAGGATTGCTAGCCCGAAAGCCTGACATTCTTGAGCAGCGTGGGATTAAAGAGAGCGAGTTAAACAAGTTGAAGACTAGACAGCGTGAGCTTAATCTAGACTTCGAGGTACTAAAGGCTCGGCACAATGAAGAGTATATTGCTCTAGTTAAGAAGAAGACTACGATTCAGGGAGAAATCAAGCGTATTACCGAAGACCTCAATAAATTCGATGACTTAGCCTTTTGTGGTGAGTGTTTACAGGAAGTCCCTGAGGAACACGTAGCTACTCAACGAGAGAAGCTTCTTTCTTCTAAGTCCAACAAGGAAGCTTCGCTAGAAGCTACGCTCGCAATGGAGAAGAATCTAAGAGAAGTTTTCGAGCGCGAGTCTACAAGCCGGAAGAATATGCTTTTAGAGCTATCTGTAGACTTTGAAAAGGTTCAGTCTGAGATCGCTGGATTTTCTGAGATGTTGCAGAAGTTTGAAGCAATCGAGCATAAGCTGCAGTTTACTAAAGATTCTTCTGAACTTATACAGCGTAATCTAGAAAACATGAGAAATAACAAGGTTAGTCCTTATGCTGACTTGATCAAGGATAAGGAGAATCAACTTGTTGAGCTTCGAGATCAGTGTTCTGCTATTCAACAGGATCTCCTGAACATTTCCGAACAGAAGCAGAAGTATGAGTTCTGGGTGGAAGGTTTTTCTGCTAAGGGTATTCGCTCTTATATGCT